TGTTCTCGAAGCGAGAGAGTTTGTCCGACACCTTGCCTGCCAGCCACGCCTCAACGTCGACATTGGCGTCGTCGAGAAGCTGCTGCGTTGCCTTCGGCTCGGTGTCGATCCAGAACACCGGGATGCGCCACTTGCCACCCTGCGGCGTCGTGGTGTCGGAGCCCTGTGCCTGCTCGCCGGCGTAACCTGCGCCTGCTTCACCGAGATCCTCGATGCCTTCGAGCGCGTCGGTGCCGATCGTCATCACCGATGCGTTCTGCCGCACCGGCGAAGTCTCGTACACCTTCTTGACGATCCGCCCGCCGACATCCGGCGTCACGAAATAACCGCCGTCCGGATCGGAGCCGACCGAGAGCGTCTTGATTTCCTCGGCGGTCAACACGCGATCGTTCTTACGCATGAACGACTCGAAGGCCGACTTGTAAGCCGTATAGCCGGCGCCATCGAGCGGCGTGAAGGATTGCTTACGCTCCGCGGCGATGCCGGCCAGCATGTGATTGAACGTGCTGATTTCGACTTCGCGTTTCGCGCTCTCTTCGCTGTGGCCGCTGAGATTGAGCCGCCCAATCTTGAGCTCGAGTTCTTCGCGCTCTTTCTTCTCGGCCTTGATCGCAGCCGAAGCGGCGTTGGCGACTTCGATGCCAGCGTCCATCGACTTTTCGATCTTGCCGATGCGATCCATCAGAACGGGATCATTGATCCCTTTCTTGACTTCGGCGAGTTCTTCGCTGTGCGACTTCTTGAAGGCATCGAACGCGGTGAGCACCGGCTCCATTGCCTTCTTGACTTCAGCTTCGATATCCATTGTTGGACCTCTTAGGGATGAATGCGTTTTGCGAACTCGGAGAGTTGAGTCGCGATGACTTCGCCAATTCCGTCCTCATCCCGAGGGTCCGGTTGTGCCTTGAATCCGCCGGCGGCGATGGCCTTGGCGGCAGCATGCGAGAAACCTCCCACGTCCCGTAGGAAGTCCTCGAATTCACGAATTGTTTTGATGCTCTTCACGCCGCCGACACGCGCCTTGTCGTTCATCGGGAACGTGACGATCGACAACTCGATCAGATCGAGCGATTTCAGCGTGCGCCGCGGCTGGCCGGGCTTTGTGCCCGCGACAAATTCCTTGGCTTTGTAACCGATCGAGAGACCGTCGAGGGCCTTCGCCTTCAGCCCTTCGTAGATGTATTGCCCGCGCTCGGTGTTCATCGCGAACAGTTCGCCTTCGACCTTCAGACCTTTGGAATTTTCCTCCATCGAGGTCCACTTGCCGACCGGCAGAAGATCATCGGCGCCGCCGAGAAAACCACCGCCGTGCTGCAGCAACATCGGCGGATATTTCCCTTTGTCTTCCCACGCGCGCAGCGTGTCGCGGAAGGCCCCCTTTTCGATCAAGTCGCCGCCGAGGTCGACGTTGCCGAAGACAGCGCCATAGCCGGAGAACACGCCCGTCTTGTCGTTGGCGAATTTCACATCGATGTCACACCGAAGGCGATCCAGCATTGCTCTCTCCGTCATGTCCCTGGTGCCGGCGGATTGGCCGGATCTTGCGGTGTGGCCGGATTGGTCGGCACAGGAAGATCGTCACCGCCAGCGATCGGATTCATTTCCTCAAGCGCGCGGATTTCGTTCGGCGTCATCCATGCCGGCGAACCGCCCGAGCCGAGCGCCTTCGAATAGGCGTCGGTGCGATCCTTGAACGCGCCGCGCTGCAAGGCATTCCAGTTGAACTTCGCAAACATGCCTGCTTCGCGATCAGCGTCGGTGAGCAAGTTCACATCGATCGACTGCTCAAGCCGCGTACCCCAAGGCAGCAGCGAATAGACGACGTGCGCGAGAAACATCTGCTCGGCGCTGGCGTAGGTCGGCGTCTTGTCGCTCGCGCCGCCGACCATGATCGGCATCACGCGGAAGGCCCTGCAAATTTCCTCGATCTGGAATCGCCGCGTCTCGAGGTGCTGGCTGTCGACGCCCTTCATGTCGAAGGGCGTGAACACACCCTTGCGATCGATGATCATCACGCCGTGCTTGTTCGCTGTGCCAGCGTAATTGTCGGAGATCCACTTATCGAGGTTTTTATACTCGTCAGCTCCGAGCGTGCCTTCGACCGACATCACGCCGCTCGGATTGACACCTTGCTGGTGCATGCGGGCGTGATGTTCTTCGGTCGCCAGCGCAAGCCCGAGCGCTTCGCGCACTAGGCGAACACCTTCAAGGCCCATCCACGAATTCCACGACGGGCCACGCACATGCCAGATATCGTCTTGCGTGAAGTCCCGCGTCGAGCCGTCAACACCGCGAACTGTGTAGACAAGGCGATAGTCGGCGAGCTGCTTGACCGAGACCATGCCGGGCGTGAACGGGATGAGTTCACGGATCTGGCTGCCGACCCGGTTCTTGTAGGCGAAGAAATTGCCGCACAAGACCGAGTGGAACATCATCGTTTCGCGGAATTCGAAGCTCGTCTGCCACGGATTCGGGCGACGATAGAGAACCTCATAGAGTGGGTGTTCTTCGGCCGCTTCGCTGCCTTTTCCGTCGCTGGTCGGTTCGAACAATTTCAGCGGGACTTGTGCAACACCTTCGGAAAGAACGCGCGTGCATGCGAGCGCGGTCGTCACCTCAAGGGCGGTCTGCCAATTGACCGTTTGGCCAGACTTGGATTCCCGGCCACCGCCGTACACCTGGCGCCAGAGATCGAGCGATGTCATCGCGGCATCGCTCTTGAAAGCAGCCACAGCGTTCTTCAAGCGGCTGAGTAACGCCATGTAGCTTTATCCCGTCTCGTCAGGCTGCCGCTGAATTCCAGAACGACTTTCCGGACGAGGCCGGGTTGAGACTCATCAAGTGCGCGGCGTTGAACAGCGCCATTGCCGGATCGACCTTGCCGTAGCCGGATTCATCGCGCGCAACGCGCATCGCGGTCGGCGTCGGCACAACGCGAAGGTTCTCGACGCACCACTTCAAGAGCGGGCTTCCGTTGTGGCGGAAGCTGTAGTCGGCAAGCTTGATCTCGATCGTCTTGATCGCACCCATGAGCGCGATGCCTTGACGCACGGCATCGAGCGTCTCGGCGTCTTGGCTCACTCCGATGTCAGCGAGCGCATCAATGATGGCGCCGATGCCTGCGGCATCAACGCCGACTTGGGCGAGCAGCCCCATTTTCTTGACCCGCTGCACCAGGTCGACGACGTATTTGATGTTCGGCGGAAGCTCATCGCCTTCGAGCTGCTCGTATTTGAACTTCGTGAGATCGCCTTCTTTTTCGAACTGATCGTAGAGTTCGATATTCGCCTTGCGGCGCTGGATGCCGATGTCGGAGATCAGCGCATGCGCCCAACCGAGCCAGCGCTTCGTCTTCTTCTCGCGACCGACCACGGCGACACCGAGCAGATCGTCGAGACCGCCGCCGTCGATGCCGATCGTCACGACTTCCGATCGGGCCAGAACTTCTGCGAGGCTCAATCCCCGCTCGATGCCTCGTTCCCAGACCGCGGCACCCGCCCAGCTATCGGAGCGCAGCGCCATGCTGACTTGAACATTGAGAAACTTCGCCTCGGCATTGACGAGCGAGGATTTGCCGGCGCGTTCCGCGCTGATCAGCTCGCCTTCGATGTATTCCGGATCGACCGATCGACCGAGATTCGGGTTGGGAATGTAGAAATTCTTTGCCTCGCGGTACGTCCCGCTTTCGATCATCTTCTGCGGAAATTCGTACAGGATCGGCAGGCTGCGCGGATCGATGATCTTGCCGTCGCGGATCGACCTGAATTCTTCGAGCTTTTGCGCGAAGACGCCGGCGGGCGTCGTGTCCGATTGCGTCGAGAGATAGATCACGAAGCCTTCAGGGCGCGACGCAAGGCCGCCGGCGGCCTCTCGGATCATCGCCTCGGCATTGGCGCGCTTGCCGAACAGCCAAAGCTCGTCGACCAGCAACCCGATCGTCTTCTTGCCGCCGACCGTGTCGCTGTCGGCCGCGACCACCTTGAGGATCGCACCGGTGCGCTTATGCGTGATGGTCCGCAGGTTTTCCTGCACATGCAGGAGATCACGGAGCGTGGGATCTGCGCGCACCATGTCGCGCGCCGGCAAAAACGAGTTGTCCGCGACCTCGCGCGTCGGAGCCAGAATATAGAATTCGCCGGAGTCGCGCCAATTCCGGATCAGCGCCGTGAGCATCACGCCGGCGGCGGTCGTACTTTTCGCGTTCTTCTTGGCAACGAGCTGAAAGAAGAACCGGATTAACCTGCGGCCCGAGTCCGCATCGTAAGAGCCGAAGAGCTGCCTGGGCAGATCGAGCGACCAGGGCAGACAGACCTCACCCATCGTGGGTCGGCCCGGAGCATCTACGATCACCAGATCGCGGAAGATTTCGAGTGCAGCTTCCGCTTCATCGGGGAATAGCGGCTCGAACGGCACCAGCGACTTGCGTGCGACGATCCGCTTTTCCCAATCCGGGCAGGCCGTCGACCAGCGTTTAGTGCTGCGTGCGGGCAGGTGGTGACGGGGTTTGATAACGACCGCGGGCGGCGACTTTTGCCTTTTCTGCCCGCTCTTCTTTTTTCCCGACCGGTCTTCGGTACGCATCATCAGGAACCTTGGCTGTGGCGACCGTGCCCAGGCCTCGGTCATGGAGCGATTTCGCCGCCTTCACCCGAGCGCTTTCGCTTTCACTGCACGTCGCGATCTTCTTGAGTGTGGCGATCGCAAGCGGCGCGAGCTTTCGCGCGGCCTTGCGAATCTCATCGGCGATCTCCGCCGAGTCCGATTTCACCATGAACGGAAGGAACGCTTGTCCGCCGGCATCGACCCCCGGCTTGCCGAAGCCGCGATCGAGCACGGCATTGGCCGCATCGATCCGAGGGCCTTCCGAAAGCCCGCTGGTGAGCTGCCGGGCGAAGGTCTCGATCGCCAGCCGCGCATGTTTCTGCGCAAGGCTTTCGATCTGCTGCGGCACCGGCGCAGACAGCGCCGTCTTGATCTCATCGGCCGCAAGCGCGGACGGTGACACGAAATCCTTTGGCTTGCGGCCCGAAGTCGCGCGTCGACCGCCGCGCAGAGACTTCTTTTTCGGGCGCTTCTGCTTTGACTTGGGCATGAGAATGAGGGGTGCGGGTAATCAAACAGTTGGGGAGAAGAAAAAAAGTGCGCGTGAGCCCCATGCGGTTGCGGCTCCCCAAGACCCCCAGAGATTCGACGCCCCCTACCCCCTATGAAACCTCTTCTTGCGCTCGGCTGCTGTCTTGCGTGTGTGGCATGAGCCACATCGCAGCATCACATTGCGCGGGTCGAATTCGGCACCGCCGTCCTTACGTTCCCTGATGTGATCGCCGAAGATGCGCTTGCCTGTGCGTGAGCGCTTCGGATCATGCTCAGGGTCTTCGCATCGTCGGCCACGTTGCCGGATGATACCGGCCATGAGTTCGCGCCATGCAGGAGTGACGTAGAAGTTCTCGACCTGCTTGGCTGGCAGCGCGACCTTGACCCGTGACGATGGACGCAACTTCGTGAGCATCTGACTCAAGACGCCCAGCGCACCTTGCGGGCCACGCTGGGCGTCCTTGAACATGGCAAACGTGAAAGACCACGGCGAAGCAGCCTCTCACTCTATGAACGGAAAAGCCCCAGCGCATCGCTGCGCCAGGGCTTCCTTCCAAACGAACCAATTCGCCTTGCTGTCTTCTACGTTTAACCTCGCGCGACCGCGCAAGGCTAGCCATTGCTGCCCTCCTAGCCATGATGAACATGGCGGGTGTCGCATTAAGTGACCGATCAAACCGCTGTTGCTCGGAGATCGGTCTGCGCTTGCGGTCAGTGACGGGGCCAACAGAAACCTTGATCCGTCACCTTACGCTCGCGGCTCGGGCGCGCTGCCCTACCCTATGAACGACAAAGCCCGGCACGATGGCCGGGCTTGTGATCGGTGATCCGACAAGGAAGGATTCAGGCTTTCGCCGTCATAGCGGCTCGATGCCGCTTCTGCGTCGGGGCTCTGTCGCCCGACATGACGGCCACTTCTGCCGTCACGGTGTCCCCACCACTTGAATTCAGAGCTTTTCGAGCTGTTCTGCTTGGAAATGAACGCGGGTTACGCGACCGAACATTGCCATTAGGACGCTGATTCTCTGTTCGTCGTCAAGTTTCTCGATTTCGCCCGCAAAGCCGCTGAATGGGCCTTCCATCGCGCGCACCTGCTCGCCGGGCTTGAAGATCGAGGCTGGACCGCGAAGCTTGGGCGGTTGCAGCAGGATCTGCTCAGTGCCGAAAATACGGTCCATCTGAAGATCCGGCACGACCGCATAGTCTTCGTTGAAGCGCAGGAACTTGTGAACGCCTGGCACCGACGTGACAACCGACCAGCGATGGCCGTCAGCTTCGAAACTCAGTCGCACGAACAGATAGCCCCTGAAGATCGGCTTGCGCACTTCGATCTTCCGCCGACGAAT